CCAATGCCGTCCCCGCTGCGGATACCAGCGCGTCAACGCCTTGTTGCAAGTGTTCTGGCTTCTGCACGGGTGCTGGCTTCTGCACGACAGGTGCTGGCTTGACAAGCACTTTTGTTATACGGTCAATTGCTATCTGCGACCACTTCTTAGCATCAGCAGCAGCAGCAGCATCAGCAGCAGCAGCAGCATCAGCAGCAGCATCAGCAGCAGCAGCAGCATAAGCAGCAGCATCAGCATAAGCATAAGCAGCAGCAACAGCAGCATCAGCAGCACAATAAGCAGCATCCACAGTTTTTTCTTTACACATACGTGCCCAAGATGGGCCGTGTCCTGCTGCATTTGCTTGTGGCTGGTAAGCCGTCAGCATAGCCCACATTTCTTCTAATTTATCCATTGTTCTTCTCCTTGAGTTTGGCTTCAATTTCCCACCTAATTTTTCCCTCTGAATGAACAGGCTGCCAAACGCGATTGCTTCTAGTAGTCCATCCCGATCCTTCTTTCCATGAGGGTGATTTCGCAACAACTTTGAAGCCAGCGCCTTTTAGTGATGCCCCTGTTTCGGATTCTGTTGTGTATGTAATTATTCTTTGGCCGCCCATTGCAGACCACACACGCCAAGCACATCTATAAAGAAATGAACAAGTGTTTTTAGGAGCGTCATCAAGCACCGTCAATCTTGTTACCTCCATTGTTAGACCATCATCTAAATGTCTTGATACGGGCCTACCAACTATCGCAACGCCGACAAGCTGGTTTTCTTCAATTGCTCCAATACTAAATTTATGACCTTGAACTTTTTTGTTATGACGATGATGCAAAACAACAAAAGCATTTGCGTCTGCAAGTGTTAATGGAGAAACAATCAAAAGTTTTTCTCCTTAACTTTGCGCTCTACTGCTGCGCCATACAAAACCCAATCAGCACTCATGCAACCCCAATCGATTGCAATTTGTGTATGCTCCTCATCCGTCAGCCCAACCCATTGCCGCTGTGCGGGTGGGGTGGTGTAGAGGGGTGTCTTCGTTACCTTTCCGCCTTCAACAAAATCTATACCTGCTCTACCGAATGGCTGATACTCGGGATTCCAATTGACGTTAGTGCATTCCACGTTGCAAACTTCTCCATCAATAATTAACTCATACATCCACGCCACAGGCTCCTGCACAGGTGCTGGCTGTGCTGCGACCTTGGCCTCAAGCTCCGCATACCGCTTTTGCAGTCGGGTCAATGCTTGCTCCAGTGCTGTGTATTTCTCGGTAGCTGGCTGTGCTGCGGTGTAGAGGGGTTCAAACCGCCACCAGTCTGGATTCCATGCTTTAGGTTTGCTTGTTCTGGCAATCACATCGCCGTCATGAAAAGGGGCAAGCCCTATCTGCAACCACGCCACAGGTCCATAGTCCAGCCCCAACTCACGGGCGTTCTCTGCCTTCTTGTCGAGGGCCCGGACCTGCTTGATCGCGGTGATGGCTTTGTCAACTGTTGATTGACTAAAATATTGGTAGCCGACTTCGCTGCCATATACCTGATCGCAAGACTTCAACGCCTCCAGTGCCAAGTCGAGTGCTTCGTCTTTGGTCATAAACAACTCCTCAATGTCAACAGGCCCAGCATCAGCACAATAAATGCCACCAAGGCCCACACCAACTGCCCGTCAGCAGGGGTTGGCTTGTCTTCGTCTTCGTTCATGATTGCTTCTCCGTAAACCCGCGCCACTTTTTCTTTTGCATCCCGCGCCGTTCTTTGTGATGACGCTCCATATCCAGCTTGGAGGACGTGTCGCTCCAGTATTTTCCGTTCCAGAAGCTGTACCCCATGTACCTGTTCAGGTTTGTTTCATACACCCCGACATGGACGGGTTTGATGTTCACTGAAAACCAGCGTGTCATTTTCTTGCTCATGCTTGACTCGCTTTCAGCATGGCTTCAGCAATGATGTGAGACGCTTGGCTAATCTTTTGAGGGTCTACGTCACCATTTGAAACGATGGCTTGCATCGCCTTGGCCGCAAAGTCATCGTGCAAACTTTCGCGAATCATGTCGTCAAGCCAGTCAGTTCCGCTATCGGGCACTTTGAGATTGATGGCTGCGTATTGGCGCGGGGTCATGCCTACATCGCCGCTGTTTGCGCCGTTGGCTTCTGTGCTGGGGAACGCTGGCCCACCTGTGTTTGTGTCGATCATTTGATACTCCTTATGAAAGCGCCGCATCGGGCGCACTTGTAAATGGGTTGGCCCTCCACGGGCTCCCGGGGGTGTTGGCAGTCGTTTATTTTTCCATGTGCTCTCCTGTGTTGCGGCAACCTCCACGCTTTGATTGCCGTGGTGTATTTTAGTGCAGTTGAAAATAATTTGCAATAGTTTATTGCAAAAAAATGTAGATTGATGTAACATGCACCCATGCGCAAACAAACACGAAGAAAAATCTGGGACACAAACATCAATCCGATCATGCACGCCATGGTGGGGGCATCTATTACCGACGAGGAGAGCCTCAACATTCTTCGCAAGAAGGAGAACGGCAGCATGGAGGCATTCAGGAATGGGTTTGCTACCAAGCAAGACTGGAACAACATCAACGCGGTGGTTCGCCTAGCAGAGAGTATGGCTGCTGCGGGCATTGGCCCGGAGGTCATGGTTCATGTGAAGATCACTGAAATGCACCTGCTGGACGCGCATGAGCGGTTCAAGCGCATTGGAAGGATGGGTTCTACTGCTCTGGGCCTTCAGAGTTTCCAAGACATCATTGAGTACCACGAGCTGCAGCGAACCTCAGTATCGCGCAGTGTGTACGAAAAGCACATCAAGCGGGTGACAGACATGATTCGCAGCAAGTCATCCAAGATCAATTTTTTATAGGAGGTGCAACATGCACGAAGCGCGAAAGCAGTTTGAGGCCATCCTCATGACTAAGGGCAAACGAGCCCCCGGTTGGGATGGCGAAAAGTACGACAACATCAACATCCAGACATACTGGCGTTGGTTTCTTTTGGGGTGGACTATGAAGGAAAGCAAATGAACAAGGTAATGAACATCGGCGCTCTCGTGATGGACGAGCGGTTGCAGTCCCGAACAGAGATCAACGAAACCACGGTTTCAGAGTACGCCGAGGCCATTCTTGAGGGTGCAGATTTCCCTCCGGTGCTGGTTTACTTCGACGGCATCAACTACTACCTGACGGACGGCTATCACCGCCTGTTTGCGCATAAGCGTGCTGAGAAAGTATCCATCCTGTGTAACGTGGTTCAGGGCACCTTAAGGGATGCCGTATTTCGCTCAACAGGCGTAAACACAGACCACGGCATGCGGCGCACCTACGCTGACAAGCGCAAGGCTGTAATGACGTTGCTGGATGACTTTGAGTGGGAAGGCATGGGCAACGGCCAGATCGCCAAGCACTGCCACGTATCCCCATCGTTTGTATCTGAGCTGCGCAAGGGTGTTGGCAAGGACACTGGCGACACGGTGAAGTACAAAACACCGAGTGGCAAGGTGATGGAGAAAAAGAAGGCACCGGGCCGCGCACCAAAGGAGCCAGAGCTCAAGGGTCCCGAAGTTACACCTCAAGATGATCAGAACCAAGAAGCCATCGACATGCTTCTGGCTGAGAATGAGGAGCTGAAGGCGCGTGTTGCAGTCGTGGCCATGGACGCCTCACCAGAAGAAAAGCAAGCTGCTACAAGCCTGATTGACGAGCTGCGCGAGGAGTTGCGCATCACCAAGATTGAGCTGGCAGCGGTCAAGCAAAGCCGGGACCAGTACCAGTCAGAGAACAATCAAATGAAGTCCCAAATCAAAATGTTGCAACGTCAACTCAAGAAGGAACAAGCATGACAACCGTAACCGCAAAAGCATGGATTACAAAACCGGAGTGGGCTGACGAGAGCTACCTCGAAGACCCATCAAGACTTACTTACACCACCGTGGATGTGGACATGAAAAGCGCAGGCTGGCTTGAAGTCGGCACGGCGGAAATCACACTCACGTCCACCCTTGCCAAGAAGGATTTGGTGCTGAGCCTGGTGGAGACGCAAAAGGCCAAGATCAAAAAGATTCAGGCTGATGCGGAGAATGAAATCAACAACCTGAAGCGCAAGATCATGGAGCTTCAAGCCATCACTTACGAGGCTTGATCATTGCCCAAGCCAGCGGGCATGTGTGCTGGCAGTTGGAGAAACCAAATGAGTTTGCAATTACGAGAGTACCAGAACGATACGCTAGATGGATTAAGGAGAGGCTTTGCTGCTGGTTACAGGGCTCAGATGCTTTATAGCCCGACTGGTGGCGGCAAGACTGAGATGGCAATCGCCCTGCTCGACGCCACAAAGAAGAAGGGCAACCGAGCAGCGATGATTCTGGACCGCATCATCTTGTGCGACCAGACAAGCCAGCGCCTTGAGAAGTACAAGATCGACCATGGCGTGCTGCAGTCGGGCCACTGGCGCTACAGGCCTTACGAGCACATCCAAGTGTGCAGTGCGCAGACGCTGGAGAAGCGCGGCTCCTTCCCCGGCTTGACGCTGATGATTGTTGATGAGGCGCACGCCATGCGCAAACAGACCATTGAGTTCATCAAGAACAATCCTGACATCAAGGTCATCGGCCTTAGTGCATCACCCTTCACCAAAGGGTTGGGTAGCGTGTACGAGAGCGTGGTCAGCACGGTCACAACCAAAGAGCTGGTGGACCAGAAGGTGTTGTGCCCACTGCGTGTTTTCGTTGCCAAAGAGATCGACATGACCGGGGCCAAGAAGGTGGCAGGCGAGTGGAGTCAGGCTGAGTCAACGAAGCGCGGCATGCAGATCACTGGCGACATCGTGTCCGAGTGGATCAAGAAGACGCACGAGATATTCGGTCGTCCTCGCAAGACGATCATCTTTTGTTCTGGTGTGGAGCATGGCGTGGACTTATCTAAAAAGTTCAGCGAGCAAGGCTACAACTTTATCTGCGTAAGTTACAAGGATGATGACGAGTTCAAGCGCGATGTCATCAAAGACTTCAGCAAGCCCGACACAGAGATTCATGGCCTGATCGCCACGGACATCTTGACCAAGGGCTTTGACGTTCCCGATGTGATGATCGGCGTGAGTGCCCGGCCATTTAGCAAGTCGCTGTCCTCTCACGTCCAGCAGATGGGGCGCGTGATGCGCGGCTACCCGGATAAAGAGTTCGCGGTGTGGCTGGATCACGCAGGCAACTACATCCGATTCCAAGAGGACTGGGAAGAGATTTACAACAACGGTGTGCACGAGCTGGATGACGCTCGCGAGAAGGCCAAGAAAGAGAAGACCGAAAAGGAGAAGGAGGCTGCCAAGTGCCCCAAGTGCGGCCACCTGTGGGCTGTCGGGTCGGACACTTGCATTCACTGCGGCTACACCCGCGAGAAACGCAGCATGGTCGAGTCTGTACCGGGAGAAATGGAGGAGCTCAAAGCGGCGGCCTCTCGGGAAAGCAAGCAAGACTGGTACAGCATGTGCCAATACATGGTCAAGTACCACGGATGGAGCACAGGCCGAGCCGCCCACACCTACAAAGACAAGTTCGGCGTCTGGCCCAAGGGTCTGGAAGACACGCCGAAAGCCCCGAGCATAGAGTTTGACAAGTTTGTAAAACACTCATTGATCAAGTATTTGAAAGGCAAGAAATGAAATTTGGATCAGTTTGCTCAGGAATTGAAGCCGCAAGTGTGGCTTGGGGAACACTTGGCTGGAAGGCTGCATGGCTATCAGAGATTGAGCCATTCCCCTCCGCTGTGCTTGCGCACCACTACCCCGACGTCCCCAATCTTGGAGACATGACCACACTGCCTGAGCGCATCCAGTCCGGCGAGATCGAAGCCCCCGACGTGTTCTGTGGCGGTACACCTTGTCAGGCATTCAGCGTGGCAGGTCTTCGCAACTCCCTTGATGATGCTCGGGGAAATCTTTCACTCACTTTCGTAGGTATCGCAAATGCAATTGACACTGTTCGCACTGGAGCCGGTCAGCAACCCGCCATCATTTTCTGGGAAAACGTGCCCGGAGTCCTCAGCACCAAAGACAACGCCTTCGGGTGCTTTTTGGCTGGACTTGCCGGCGAAGATGGCGAGCTTGAGCCGTCAGGGGGAAAGTGGACGAACGCTGGTTATGTGTCTGGCCCCAAAAGAGCAGTCGCGTGGCGCGTCCTCGACGCCCAATATTTCGGAGTGGCCCAACGACGCCGCCGTGTGTTCGTTGTCGCAAGTGCTCGAAACGACTTCGATCCCGCAGCGGTTCTTTTTGAGTGCGCCGGCGTGCGCCGGGATATTGCGCCGAGCCGACAAGCGCGGGAAGGTGTTGCCGGAGGCATTGAAATTGGCCCTTCAGGCGGTCGCCTCACCGACCTGAATCCAACGCTGGACACCCGCGCCAAAGACGGCCCTGTGCGCAACCAGTTAGCGGGGGCGGTTATGCAATCAGTCTCACAGGTCTGCCCGACACTGCGAGCTGGCGGAAACCAAACTGGTGGCGACCGCCCACCTGGCACCGATGTGGACACGGCTGATAGCTTGATTGCCATCACCCAATTCGGCGAAACCGCTGGCACCCTAACCGCTCGCCATGACAGCAGCACGGATGGCACTACGCACGGGCTGGGGTGCGGTTCAAGTGGAGGGCAGGCGAGTGTGGCAGTGGCGCAGCCGATCGGTTGCTTCAAAGGTGGCCAAGGCAGCGCGGCTGGTGGAATTGGCTATGACGAACACATTGCGCCAACACTGAGCGCCGCAGATAGCGGGTCAAACCGCACGCCTGCACTGATGCATGGCATGGCCGTGCGCCGCCTCACGCCCGTGGAATGTGAGCGACTTCAGGGCTTTCCAGACAACTACACCAACATCCCTTGGCGCAAGAAAGATGAATCACCAGACGGGCCAAGGTACAAAGCACTGGGTAACTCGTGGGCAGTGCCCGTGGTGGCTTGGATTGGGAAGCGCATTCAGGAGGCGTTATGAGTGCCGTTTGCGCCCGCTGCAATCGCCGACTGAAAGGTGCTTTCACCAAACACCTGGGCCAGCCCTTTGGCCCGGTGTGTGCCAAGAAGATGGCACTGACGCCTGACAAGAAAGACCGCGCCGCAAAGGTGGTGCGCGACCAGAAAACCAAAGACCTGTTTGAAAGTGAAGCATGAACAAAATCGAATTTGGAGACTGCCGCGACACCATGCGGCGATGGGCCAGCGAAGGCGTGAAGGCGCAGATGTGCGTGACCAGCCCGCCGTATTTTGGCTTGCGCGACTATGGGCACGATGGTCAGATCGGGCTGGAACAAACACCTGAGCAATACATCGCCGCAATGGTCGAGGTATTCCGCTGTGTGTGGGATGTGCTGGCTGACGATGGGACGCTGTGGCTGAACATCGGGGATAGCTATGCGGCCCAGCGTGGTGGAACTCACCAGCCTGCCGAAACGCTGGCCGGTGGAAAAAGTGGAAAGATGGCGGACGGCAGCATCGTGAACCGCGACCGCCATGCCGGATACAACCCGACGCGCAACGACGCCGCGATTGGATTGAAGCACAAAGACCTGATCGGCATCCCGTGGATGTTGGCCTTCGCTCTTCGCGCCGATGGATGGTATTTGCGCCAAGACATCATCTGGCACAAGCCAAACCCCATGCCTGAGTCGGTGCGCGACCGCTGCACAAAGGCGCATGAATACATCTTTTTGTTGTCGAAGTCGGAGAAGTACTTTTTTGACAGCGAGGCAATGAAGGAGGCAGCAACATACCCGCAAGGGCCGGGAAACAAAACGCACCGCCACCAAAACGGCGCTATTTACGGCCTTTCCGAAAAGGCTTCATGTCAGTCCGGTTTGCTTGGCATTGGCCCAAGGGAAACCCGCAACCGCCGCAGCGTCTGGACAGTCGCCACCCGCCCCTACAAAGGCGCTCACTTCGCCACTTTCCCGCCTGCGCTGATTGAGCCCTGCATCTTGGCCGGATCGCGCCCCGGCGACATCGTGCTCGATCCATTCATGGGCAGCGGGACAACCGCCGCCGTTTCGATCCAGCATGGCCGCCAGTATTTAGGGTGCGAGTTGAACCCCGAGTATGGGCCCTTGCAGCAAGAGCGCATTACAGCAGCAACTCCAGAACCAGACATGTTTGGAGGCGTGTATGCACTTCCTTGACTTCTGCCGCCTGCACGGCGTGATCATCGACCGCGAGCCACCCATCGGGGTGTGGAAGCGCTACCCCACAGAGGACCACAGAACGAAGCGCAACGGCGCTGTCTGCTACATGGGTACGCACGGTTACGTTCAGAACTGGGCAACCATGACAGAGCCTGAGACATGGCACTCTGATAGTGACTCAGCCATTGACCCCAACAAGGCACGCAAGGCTGTTGAGGCTGCTGCGCGCGACATTCGGGACAAGCAGCAAGAGGCCGCTCGCAAGGCCGCATCCATCTTGAACCAGTGCCAGATCGGCTTTCACCCGTACCTCGAGCGTAAAGGTTTTCCGGATGAACAAGCCAACGTGTGGAAGACCGATGATGGCCTGCTGCTTGTCATCCCCATGCGAGTTGGCCATCGGCTTGTCGGATGTCAGATCATCAGGGAGGATGGCGAGAAGAAGTTCTTGTTTGGGCAGCGCACATCAGGCGCTTACTTCTGCTTCGACAACAAGGGGCCGAACATTCTCTGCGAGGGCTACGCCACGGCGCTGTCCATCCGTGCGGCCATGAAGGCGCTGAAGCGCAGATACACCCTGTATGCGTGCTTCAGCGCAGGCAACATGAAGAAGGTCGCAGCCACCCTGCCTCATGGGTTTGTCGTAGCGGACAACGACCTCTCGCGCACCGGGCAGAACACTGCGGAGGCCATCGGCTGGCCGTACTTCATGAGCGAAGCGCTCGGTGACTTCAACGACCTGCATCAATCAACCAGTCTATTCAAGTGCTCACAGGCACTGGACAAAATGTTTCGCAAGGAGAAGGTATGACCATGAAGAAAACCGTAGCCGTGTTCGCTGAGCTGCTCAAAGGCCCTGCCACTCGCTACGATCTGGCCGACAAGACAGCCTCAAACCCCAAGTCTGTCGGGCGCATCCTCAACGAGATGAAGGCCCACAAAATGATCTACGTGATTGGCTACACCCCTGACGGTGATGGCCGTAACAGGCTCAAGGTGTACTCGATGGGAGATGGTGAGGATGCCAAGCCTATTCGTGCAACCACGCAAGAGCAGAGAAGCCGCAAGAGCTATCTCAGGAAGGTGCGAAGACAGAAGGCCCTTGCGGTAAAGACTACGTTTGCCGGCGGCGTGAGCTTGTGGTCATGAAGATCAATCTCCGCAGAAGCAATCAATCGAATCGTCACTTCCAAAGAAGTCCGTCTGGTCTTTAGCAAACTCCATCATCTGAGCGTACCCGGCCCGATCCTTGCGAAAACGCGCACCATCGGGACGGGACGCCAACGCCAACGCCTCCATCTTGGCCCACCAAACAGCCCGCTCAGGCTTCTCTTGGATTAGGCTCATGGTCTGGCTTACCCCTTTGAGGAAGCATAGGTCGCAGTTGCCGTGATACGTCACGCCGTTGATGTTGGGTAGTTCAAGGTCGAACGGCTGACTTTTCCAAAAGGCACCAACCATCTCCTTTGTCACGCCAGCGGCTACCAATGGCGTTCTGTCTCTTTGAATTTTTGCCGCCCTGCGTGGCTCGTCTGCACGAATCCCCACCCAGCTCATGTGTTCGCCTTGGCTGCGTGTCTCACACATGCCCTTGGAAAACAGGTAGTTGGCAATCGTCCTGATCTTCATCTCAATGGTGCAAAAACGTGTGACCGGGTTGGGCAGGTAGTTCTTTTTGCGGATCACGGCTTCGAACGGTTCGCCATTCCTGCTGGCTGTCTCGTAGGTAACGATCTTGAATCGGTCCTTGGTTTCCTCTGCATCGGCGTACTCAAGCCAAACAATCGGCACATTCCAGTTGGTTGCGCAGTCGTTCACAAATTTCAGTGTGGCCTCATCCTCCTTGCCTGTGTTGGCGAAGCAGACCACAGCATCCTCGGGTAGGCTCATCCCGTGAGCCTCTAGCACCTTGTAAAGCATGTATGCCGATGTGCGCCCACCAGAGAAGCTGATGCAAGTTGGCTCAAGAATTTCGTATGGGTTGCTCATGCCTGTTCCTTTTCAATCGACACGCTGATCTCGCGGCCCTCTGTTGTGTAGCGCACCTTCATGTCGATGGCCTTCATGCGTGCAAACTCCTTGCGGTTGCTCATGACCTTCACGTCATTTCCAATTGCAAAGATGTTCGGGTCCACCATGTACACGTTGCTGACAACTCTCTTGAGCAAGCCTGACGTGACAAGCTCGCGTGTGGCGTTGTAGATGGCCTGAGTCTTCAAGCCGGTGCGGTCGCTGATTTCCTTGCGTTCTATGGATGTCAGGATGATGTTGTTGTCGCTGTCGCGCATCATGCCGCCCAGTTCAATGAACACCACCATCGCACCCTTGGACAGGCCGTAAATCCTGAACAGGTCGGTGAAGAACATCTTGGTGAACGTCAGAGTTCCTGCGAAGTCCTGCTTCTCAACGAAGTGCTCCTGCTCAGTCGTGGACAGCACCTCCCCCGTCTCTCGGTCAACCTCTCGCAAGACTTTGGTGGAGGTGTACACGGACTTCTTGGGCTTGCTCAGTTTATCTTTCATGGTAAATCCTTTACTGGTTT